AGAGGCTCCCAGGCTTGTGCTTGCGGCACTCCTTGCAGGTGAAGCCAGCCCTCTTGTCCTCGCACTTGCGGCAGAACATCAGGAACCGGCCCGGTTTGCCATCTGGCCGAATCTGCTGCCTCCAGCTCGAGAAGTGAAGAGGGATGTCTTTCTTGCACTCCGGGCAGTTGCGGGTTGGGTGGTCATCGGGCAACTTGAACGCGTTGATCGCTCCAGCCAGAACCGGCACACCCCACTTGATGGTGATGCCTCTGGTGGCCCAGTATGCAACGGCTCGGTCGGCTTCTTCTTGGGTCTCGAATGCGTTGCGGTGCAGTTCGAGGATTCTCTCCTTCTGTGTCATCATTCCTCCATAGCGATTGGGTTGATGAGGGCAGGATGGCGCAACTTCGCCAGAGCCGTGGCCTCGATTCGGCGCATCGCTTCGCCGGTCACTCCGTGTCGTTCGCCCAGTTGGGCAAGGGTCATTCGTTCCCGGTCATCAATCCCGAACCTGATCATGACGACCTCCTTCTCCAAGTCACTCAGTTCGAGGATGGCCTTGCGGACCGACTCAATCAGGCTGGCCTTCTCGACCTGTCCGGCTGGGTCTGCATCCTCATCGGTGATGCTGTCCCCAAGGGTGCGGGTCTCCGCTCCTGAGGCATTCGCCCAGTCCCCATACTCTTGGTCAAGGCTCTGGTCGACCATGGGCAGGGTGTCGAAGGTCGGGCCATTGCCCACGACCTCAGCACGCTCGGCAGGGGTCAGGGTGCGCCCCAGTTCGGCCTCGAGAGCGGTGATGCGCTTCTGGGCCATCCCCGCCTTGTATGCCACGCCCTGTGGAATCCTGATGGTTCTCTGCGCGTCGGCAGCGCGGGTGAGACCGCTTGTGATCCACCTCTCAGCCCATGGGTAGACCTGCCCCTTGGCCGGGTCCCATCTGTTGACCGCTTGTGTCAAGGCAAGGCTGCCAGCCGAGATGATTTCATCCCAGTCCATCACCCTTGTGAACGACTTGCCGATGTGGACGATGAGTCGCATGTGGCGCATGATGACTTCCTCCCGAATGCGGGCGATGGCGGCATCATCGTTGTCCTCTTGGGCGATCTGATACATCTCGCCAAGTTCGGCTTCCCGCTCGGGTCTCAGTGGCTCGTGTTCCTTGCGCCCGAAACGCGAGGAGAGCCTTGCGATCTCATCACTCATCAGAATGGACTCTCCATCGGTCTCTCGTCGCAGTGGATGTCGCCGTAGTCGGCCTTGTAGTCGGCAAGGCGTGCGAGGTTCTCGTTGCGCCCCTCCTTCTCGACCCTGACCCAGTTGTTCTTGGTCAGGAACTCCATCGCCTTGACGAGCGTGTCGGCTCTCCAGCCTTGACCTCCGTTGGCCTTTCGGACTTCATTCAGGGTGTCCTTGATTTCGCTCTTCGCCATCGGTCGACCGACCTCGCTGAGCAACTTGCTGATTTTCTCGGCAGCAATCAAGTCCCAACGCTTCTCGGCCTGCTGTTGAGCCACTTCATCAGGGCTGAGCAGTTCGAGCTTGGTGATTTCGATGCCGTTGCTGTTGTCTGGTGTCGAGACGAGAACACCGGCCAGACGCTTGTTGTTGCGTTGAACGATCTTGACACGACCCGGTCGGTCTTTCGAGACATACAGCTCGACCTTCCCAGGCGACCAACTGCTTCCGGCAATGACGACCGAGGCTTGCAGGGCAACTCCGCTGACTGATGCCAACTTCGCTCCAGAGCCACGCGGTCCGCGATTCTGGAATCCAGTGCTGCCTGCTGATCCGGCAGACTTGGCGATGTGGTCAACGACCAGAACACCAGCACCAGCGCTGACGATAGGCCAGACATTGCCAGAGAGGAACATGTTCACATCTCGTGCCTTGTCCTCCTCGAGAGGTGGGTTGTGCGATGCCATCGCTGCAGCGAATCCGTCAAGCACAACGAAGCCGACCTTCTGTGATCGCACGATGCGCAGAATCTGTGCACGAGCCTTGGCATTGAGGCCGTTGGTCTCTGCCCGGTAGTAGAAGAGGCGCTTGGAGCGGTCCCGTGTCCCGTCAGCATTCACTGGACCATCGAGCCACGCTTTCAGTGCATCCTTGCTGACACCAGCCCCGAGAGCGATTGCGTAGATACGCTCGGCACAGGTGATTCCGTCAGACTCTTCGCAGTCGATGTAGACCACCGGCTTGCCTTCCATCATCTGCTGAACGCAGGTGAACTTGGCAGTCCATGACTTCATTGACTCTGGTGCGCCCATGATGATGTTGAGGCGGTTGGGGTAGACGAGGCAGTTGCCTTCGCTGGTCTTGAGCATTGCTGGCTCAAGGCGTCGATGCGTGCCTGCAATGATTGAGTCGACGATGGGACCGAGGTCAGTCCAGCCGTCGTCGTCTGATGTGTTGCCCAGTTCTGTCAGTTGTGCGATCTCTGCGACTGGGTCACCACCTTGCTCGATGGTCGCTGCTGCTGCACGAGCTGCGGTTGCTTGGTCGCGTCGTCGAGCCAAGTCACGAACTGTCTTGGCGGCTTCGAGAGCCTCGTCTTGGTTTCCTGCGTAGCCAGCAAGCCACGAGATTGCCTTGTCTCCACCGACCTCAATGAGTTCCTGCGAGTTGCGCAGTTCCTCCACGACATCGATTGCGGTGACTGGGCCGCGAGTTGCGACACGAGCGATTGCGCTGAAGATGGTGCCCATCTTCGGGTTGACGAAGTCACCCGGCGCCACCTTGTCGATGACGAGGTCAATGACCTTCGGGTCTGATAGGCAGGCAGAGAGCAGTCGCTTCTCTGCTGGTGCGTTCGATAGGTTGCTCACTTGACCACCTCTCCGAGCGGGCGCAGAAGCACGAGGACTTCTCCGGTTGGGTCGATTGCGATCTTCGGGTCAATGACCTCGATGTATTCAGGCGTGTCATCGGGTGCCATGCCAGCGCGAATGAGCGCATCCAAGATGCACTTCACATTGGTCCCGATGTAGTTCGAGCTGTCCCTGCGTGCCTTCCGCGAGAACGGCAATGTGACATGAATGGCGATGCGCTGACCGACCAGCGACTCCTTGTTGTCGGCGTGTCGCCAAGCGGCATCGGCAAGAACTGCCCAATCTTTCAGGCGACGGTTGCGGGCGGCCCAGTGAAGCCTCCTGCTTTCGTTCTCACTCAGAGGGCGGGTCGGGGCTGTGAACGATAGCAAGACCATCAGATTGGCCTCACTTCTGCGGCTTCAAGCCACGCGTCAAGTCCCCAGACTTCTGCTGGGTGCAGGTTGCACTTCATAGCGAAGCGATCAGCGATTGCTGGTGTCAGTCCCTCGGTCTTGAGCCGGTTCAGAACTGTGTGGCGTGCTCCAACAGCGGTGCGGAACTCGCGCCATGGTTTTCCGTATGCCTCGACGAGCGGTTGAAGAGGAAGGCTCATGTCAGCCCCTCAAGTAGAAGACAGCGTTCTGAAGCGTCTTGATCTGCTTCTCTGCCTCTGCTAGTCGTTCAGCAAGTCTCTCTCGCTCAGACACGAGCCACTCGAGAAGTTGGCTCTCTTCATCCTCGAAGTTGCCATACTCGGTGCGGTGGTTGATGATGGTCTCAATGCGTGCGAGCTTTCGGCGCACGACCTCTTCGTATGAGAACTCTTCGCTCATGCTGCGCTCCCCTCGATGGCCTTCTGAAGCCGGTCGATCAGGTTGGCTGCTTGTGCTTGAGTCAAGTCCTTGGTCGAGACGACCCCATAGGATTGCAGGAGTTTGGCGTGATAGACTTCGTCATCCTGCAGGTTCGGCAGAGACTGACGCATGATCTGAATGCGCTGCACCTGCTTTGGTGTTGCACGCTTCGGGTTGTCTTCATCTCCCGACTGCCAGCCGAGTTCCTCGTCAGAAGGTGCGTCTGCAGTTGCTGCTGGTGCTGGCGCGGTTGCGCGTTCTGGCTTGGCTTGTTGGCGAGACTTGGCGACACGAACTTCGTCCGCGCTTGCGATACCCTTCTTGGTATCTGCGGCAAGAGCCGCGACGATTGCGCGACCCCACGCAGAGGTCTCTGCGACCATCGCTTCTGAATCTCTTGTGAATGGTGTCTTGCCCGGGAATGGTTCCCACGCGACTCCTATCCCCGGTGCTGCATCATGTGGGTCTCGATAGGCGCAGGCGACATACTGCAGGTATGTCTTGCCGTCGATGTTGATGATTTCGACCGGACGGTCTGGGTTGTAGGGACGAAGTGACCCCTCTGGGTAGCGTGTGCGGAACTCGACGATGCGAGTTGCCACATCGATGTAGCCCTCTCCCCAGCTCGAAGACTGGGCAGGGCGGTTTGCGTTGTATGAGGACATGCCATAGAAGGTGTCTTGCCCCTCCTACTTGGCACACGCCTGTCGCAGTTCTGCCTCGACCCGGCGGGCCTCCTTGATCCAAGACCAGATGACCGAGGGCCTCCATGTGCCCAGTTCTCGGGCCACTCCACGCACGCCCCAGCCTGAAGCACGGGCCATGAGCACCCGGTTCAGTATCTCATCATGCCAGTGTTGTTCGAGTTGCAGTAGGAACTCAAGGTGCATCAGATCGTCTTGGCTGAGCCGGTAGCGGTCAGCCGCATCCTCCGGGTGAGTCCCAAGGGTGATGTCAATCAGGAAGGGTCGAATCATCTGAGGGGTGGCCTCTCCAGCCCACGGACCCTCGGCCCGGATGACCTGATCTGCCAAGCCACTCTCGGCCAAGTGAGGCTGACCACAGATGACTGCGGCATCGCTCGGATCAGCGTGGTCGAGTTCGATGAGGATTGCGTTGATGACCCTCAGGGGGTATCTGACAGCGCTTGGTGCCATACTTGCTGGCAGCGCCTGACATTCTTCGAGGGCTTCCAAGAGGTTGAAGACAGCGTCATCACTGATCGGCAGAGACCCTGCGTATTGGGTCAGAACTCCTGCGATGGGTATCCCGAACATCACTCGTTCGCCCATTCTGCCCGTTCATTGGGGTTCATTCCTCCCCAGATGCCGATTCTCAAGTTCTCTGAGTGCTCGTGGCTGATGGCATACTCAAGGCATTCCAGGCGGACCGGGCAAGAGGCACAGAGGGCCTCTGCAATGTCCTTCTCGGCTTGTGTGCGCCTATTGAAGAACGGGCCAATGCCCTGCCCACGGCACGCAGCCTCTTCCTTCCATCCCATACCGAGAGCAGTGCCTCGGCTTGGGGACTAGGCTCGCTTGACCTTGGCTTCGAGAGCCTTGATGCGCTTGTCGAGGTCGGCTTGAGTCTTCTTCACGGCTGCGATCTCTGCGAGGATTGAGTCGGAGACCACCGGCTCTGCGGTTGACTTCTTCTCGATGGGCTTGACCCCGAATGCTTTCCCGTCCGCGTCTCCTAGAGGGCTGAAGCTCACATGGATGTGCGAGAGGTGTGGGTTCGAGCCAAGATACGGCCTCCAAGCCCACCCAAGCAGTGTTGAGGCGATTTTCTTGTTGTGGATGATGTAGGCGATGCGCTTCTCTCCGCCCTTGGCGAGAAGTCGAAGGGACTCGGCCAGTTCCATGCTGTCGATGTCCTTGCCGAGATTCGAGTCGATGTCCAGAGCACGCACCACTCCGGTCTTCTTGTCGGGGTTGTGGTCGCTCTTGGTCTTGGTGTGGCGTGCATCGCCAATCCAGCCATCGCTGGCCTTGTCCCTCTTGGGATAGAACTTGTTGATCTGGGTGCGCAACTTCACTCCGGCTGCGCAGAGCCTAGGGCTTGTCTTGGACATCTCGTCTCTCCTCCTGTTTCGCCTTGCTCCGAGAGTAGTGACGCTTGCTGGGGACGGCTCCGGACGCGCTCGATCTGCGAAGCTCCATCAGGCGCCGGAGTTCCTCAGTTGTCTTCTTCCTGCCACGGATCGGCATCGAACTCCTCCTGCCTCTGGTGCCAAGCACGATGTGACTGGATGTCTTCCTCGACCCTGCGAACACTGTGACTGATGGTTCCCATCGATTCTGCCATCTCGTCGATGACCTCGATGAGCCTCTTCTGACTGCCCTGTCGGTGGTTGACGGCATGGTTGACGGCATCGAGCGGCTTGCTGAGCTTGGCTGCTTTTCTCCAAGCAGCGGCAGCCATCAGGGTTGGTGGTGTTGCACCAATGAGGGCAATGAGAATCTCTGTCAAGTGCTCGGTCATACGAATGCCATCTCCATCTGGTGCATTCTAGTTGGTGATGCGTCTTCGTAGATTGACCAGCGCCAAGTAGTTGCTGATACCCTTTGTGGCATGCTTTGCTGCAGCATCACACCTGAGGAGATTGAGGAGAATGTGCTTGTCCACATGTCAGCATAAGATGTGCCATTGAAGGTCCACAGCTTTGCGTAGTATCGAGTGCCCACAAGTTCGGTCCCGAAGAGAGCGAAGACTGCCGGGCTGATTGCGCGGACCCATGCCATTTGCCGCGTAGGACTGGTCTGCGCGATGCCAGTATCCACACTGCTTGATGAGCCGTTGCTGGGGTCATACGAGTTGATCCAGAATGACCCCGACACGATTGCGAACTGATGAACTCGACCATCTGGACCAACATGCCAAGAACCTGTGATGGCGTTGGTTGTAGTTCCTGTGCTTGTGAAGTTCGAAGCATCAGCGGATGACTTGGTCCAGATGGTGTATGGTGTTGTGCTTCCAGGTCTGAGCACCAGCAGGCCGTTGTCAGTCGTGAGTTCTGCGGTGGTAGTGGTGTTGGGTATGCCTGTCCCGAGCGAGCCAAGAGGAACCGGTGCGGCATCTCCCGGACCGAACTTGAAGAATGGGCCGCCCGTGTTGGAGTGTGCGAAGCTCCAGAAGATACCTGTCGACGGATCGAAGACATGGCGATGTCCGGAACTTGTTGTGCTGAACATGGTTGTCCAGACCCCGGTGACTGGGTTTCTCCATGAGGGCGATACGCTGCTTGATGCAGCGTATGTGATCAGGCGCCCATCTGACAAGATGGCGTATCTCAACGAACCGACAGAGGCAGAGAGTTGATAGGAGTTTGTGGTGCCTCGAGCGATTGCGTTCGTCACACCACCTGATGAAGTCTGCGGTCCGACAATCAGATCAGTTCCGAAGCCAAGAAGACCAGCCATGTCATTGGCCTGAATCACGCCGCCGTTGTTTCCACCACCGTTGACTGGATAGCTAAAGAAGGCAGCATCTGATCGGAATGGGAAGTCTAGGGGAACAACGCCAGTCGGAATCTCTGTGGGCACAATCGTTCCCGCTCGTTGTGTGATACCCAGCGCGACCAAGATGTCTGGAGTTGCCGGGTTGTTGTCGTGATCGACCGTAGCAATCAGAATCTCGTCATCAGGGAATAGGAACTGACCTGTGGCATTGGTGAACTCGATTGGGTCGATAGGGTCGATTGCCGGTGCATCTGCTGTTCCCGTTCCTGTCGCCGGGTCGTATGTCAAGATGGTTGCATCCTCGAGAGTGCCACCACCGGCAAGAACTCCGACACCGTTGAGGTCGACCGAGGCTGCTGTTGCGTCTGCCGCACCACTCGCTGTCTTGGCTTCTTGGCGTGCGATCAGGCGACGAAGTCTCTCCTCGAGAGCAGCCTTGGCATTGCCGAGCTCTGGGATGATGCGGACTGCTCCGACTTCCTGCTCGGACATTGTCACAGCTCGGACTCTGAAGTTCTCTCTGCCGCCATTCTCATCAGCAATGATGACCCAGTCGCCAATCTCGAAGTCGATGTATGGTTGAGGTCCGGCCTCTGCCAGCTCGATGGTTGCGCCGATTGTGGTGCTCTCGAGGTTGTCGAGGGTTCTCGCAATGGCGTTGTCTGCGGTGGTGCTGTCTTGGATGTTGGTCAGGGAGAGGAATGTCTCGTAGCGACCGTTGGCTGCAATGCTGCCAGCGCGTGTCTCATCCCGCATGATGCTGTCCGATGAGTAGACCGAGAGCAGGTAGTTGCGAATCGGACCTTCTTCGGTGCGTTCGTAGTTGACCACCGCCTCTCCGATCCTGAGCACGACCGGGTTGTTGCCGGTTGTTCTGTCCGTTCCTCTCTCGAGGTAGTAGTTCAGGGTCATGTCTGGCTTCACCCAGACATCGACTGCAAGTTCTTGGTGTCGACCGGCAATCTCGCTGAGGTTGGTGCCGAGTTTCTCCTCGATGGTGACTGTGTGTTCGCTCGTGAATGCAGCGCCATCACTGTCAGTTGTGTTGGTGAATGTGGTGGTCATGCCTTCGAGGGCGTCGCGAGAGACTGCCTCGTCGAAGAGTTCCTTCATGATGTAGCCAACAGTCTTGGCTGTGTAGGTGCGATCAGAGATGTCAACGATTGCGCCCTCGAGAAGAGCGCGAACACCTCGACCACTGATCTGCATTGTGTCGGACTGGT